ATGCAACCCCGGCACCTTCCTTTAGCCACGCTGCGTTAGTAAAATCTTTACTGTAAGAAAGCAAGTTCGTCCTGCTCTCCTCAATCAACAGCCCCAGGCTTTCACCCGTAGCTGGGTCATGGTCAAAGCGTGGCGCACCAGAGATTGTGCTGGTGGTTGGGATGTAGTCAGTGGCGGTTGTGCCTTCTTCGACTTGGGCGCCCCAGAGGTAAACGCCTGAAGTGCCGTCACCCGCGTAGAATGTGGTGAAAGAAGCATCACGAGCAAGTAGAACCTGACACGCTGCATCCGCCGTAGAAGTTGTCGTAAAAGTCATCTGACATCTATACCATCCATTAGGCATAGCAGTAATACTGTGAGCAGGGGTGGGAGAACCTTGTTGAAGTTGAGATGAACCAGCTCCCACCAAAGTAAATCGGACTATACAACCAATATCTACAACACCAGATACCGAAAAACTAATATGGCTTCTCCCACCTGGCTTAGCATAAACAGTAAAGGTATATGCTAATCCAGATAATACGGATACGAATTGAGTAACATTGTGAGCAGAAGTCGCAGTGTTCTCTATTAATAAATCAGCTGTATTTTGACCATTTGGTGCAGACGTTGCATTGGGAGTAACATTAGACGCCGATTTTGACCAAGCATTATTATCAAACTCCTCACTGTACCTCAGCAGGTTCACAGGCGAGGTCTTAATCAGACCATCACTGCCGACATACGTTCCAAAACTGCTCGCACGCTTGAAGGTGATTTTATTTTTTGTGCTTTTGCCATCTAAAAGTCTTTTAGATTTCGCAAAATTTAAATCTAACGATGGAATACTTCCGCCTGCCTTATCATAAATTGGATTTGATTTTACTACATCAAATACTGTATCAAATTGGGTTCCTAACTGTCTTCCTAATGAAGATTTAATTGACATTGAAATCTCCTATTAAGGTGTTTCGTATGCAATAGTGCTTCTTCCAGATATAGATCTAGCAAAGATGTAATTTGGAGATGCGTCATAAGAAAGATCTGCAAGCAACTTTTTAACCTCACCTTCAAACTGCTGATAAACAAGTCCTGGTGTAGTTGAAGTTATTCCTGCAGCTGCAGGATCAGAGTTACTACCAACTGCAATGTAAACAGGAGTAGCACTAATTGTTTGAAATGTGATACTGGTTACATTGTTTCCAATTAACGTCCACGCATTACCAGTTAAATCTGTTTGTGCAATCGCCATTATCTTACTTTTATCTGGGATTTATTAGTTATTTATTCTTCTTTAGTTTCTGCTACATCATCACCAAAAACAGTATCTGCAACTGGTGATCTCAGAGCATCAACTCTCTCCGATGCCTTTGCATAAAGAACATCTTTGATTTTATCGCTGATATTCGCTGGTGTTTCGTCACCAATAATCATATCCATTAAGTCATCCATAATTTTTAATGTAATTTTTTTTATTTATACTTAGATTTCTCCACCTTTTGGTGCTTCAACTGGTTTTTCGTCAATTTCTGGTTCGAGAGGAACTTGACCCATCTCACCATTTGAAACATCAGAAGGCATTCCAGTTTCTGGATCCATCATTGTTGCTGGATCTGGATAATCACCATTTTCAATTTCTTTATCAATTAACTTATCTTGTTCGATAATTTCTTGATCAGTTTGGCGAAGAATGTGTCTTCTTGCGTAATCCTTAGAGAAATACTTACCAATATAAGGTTCTGCTGTTGTAAGTAAGTTGAGTCTTTCAGTCAATAACTCAGATTCTTTAAGTTCTGAGAAGTGATTATCATATAAGAAATCATACTGAATATGCTCAGACATCTTTTCCCAATCTTCTGGGGTTACAATGTTCTTCAGAATTAATTGAGTTTTGAGCATGTCATTAAACATGTTCGAGAATCTCTTCCTCAAACGACCGACAAACTTAGTGAACTTAAGTTCGTCTCTTAAGATTTCAGAAGATCTACCCAAGTTAAACCCACCTTCTCCATCCATTCTTGAGGGTGGAACATTGAGTGCTCTGTATAATTTTTTCTTAAAGTATTCAATATCAGTGATTTCTCCAAGGTTTTGGCCGCCTGGCAGAGTTGAGATTTCTGTTCCCCTTCCGCCTTCTCTGCGAGGCAACCAAAAATCTTCAAGCATTGACATGTATTTTTTGTCATCCCTAATCTCTCCTGTATTAGCATCATAAACTAACTTGTTACGATAACGCATCATAACGTCACGCAGATATTGTTCTGCCTTGACCTTTGGAAGATTGCCAACGTCAATGTAGAAAATTCTACGTTCTGGTGCTCTTGATAATCGATAGATTACCAAAGAGTCTTCAATCATTCTCAGTTGATTAACTGATTTAATTGACTTGTGGAGGTATGAAAGTACAGTATTCTTATTTCTATCTACAAGACCTGAAGTGCAATAAGTAATTGCATCCTTTGCAATCTTAATTCCTCCGGTATTTGTATTTCCATAACCATTCTTCAGTTTTGGATTGTATTGAAAATACTCCTCAATTTCAGGAAAATCCATATCCATTGGATTTTGTGTCCTGTTATTAGCAATTATTTTATTTGGATCTGTCTTCTTTTGCTGTCTAACATAACGCATCTTAAGTGCGTCAATGTATCTAAGTTCTTGAATCCCATCTTGAGGACTCTTTAAATCAATTACTTTATGATAATAAAGTCTTCCGTCAATATACCAATTCCTATAAATCTCATGGGACTTTTTATCAAAGTCTAAAATTTCTAAGATATTCTTAAACTCTTCTCTAATCTTATTCTTAAGTCCATCGCTAGCGTTGAGATTAGATAACTCAACTTGAACGGGACTATCATAAGTATCAGAAACAATCGCTTCATTTACAATGTCTTCAATGGCACTATCCACTTCTGGATGAAGTGCCATTTCACGATATCTACGAATTAAATCCTGTTCATTCTTATAAACACCTTCAATGTCTACCGAAGTACCAAAAAAACCACTCGTCAGATAATAGTCAACCCCATCCTCGTTATTTTCGGGGACGGGGGATACTACTGAGGGTGGTTTTTTATCAGTATCTTCTACTGAAAATCCAAATAATCTAGACATTAATATAATTTAGAACTTTACTTGTTCTATTATTTATCAAGCTTCAATTCCTGCTTCGTTGATTTCATCCTCATTATTTGCATCAACTGGATACCAGAATTGTACTGCAAAGTCAACAGTAAATTCTTCAATAGTATCTGTGCTATCATAAGAAAGGTCAATAGCAGAAATGTTAACTGGATAGATGTCAACAAATCTGTATTGTGCGAGAATGTTAGCAGAGCCTGGAGTTCCAGCACCTTGCTCTCTAGCAACATCACCTCTACCAAGTTGATAAACCTTGGCATTTCTCATGTAATCTTGTGGATCGGTGAATCCACTATGATCAGAGTATTGTGCGATTGACTGCATCCAACCTTCCATCACTCTTCTGATTGCAAAATCTTCATCGTTGATGATGGTTACAGACCAGTTATCAAAGGTTCTGTCACCAGCAACCTTAAACTGTCTTCCTCTGAAAGGAACTTCAATTGCTGCAACATTAGATGCTGGAAGAGCAGCGGTCTTACATAAGAACTTAGAATCAAGTTGTACATCTGTGTTATTATTCCAAGAACCAAGACCTTGAGGGTCTCCAGGAATGTCTCCTGGAAGAACTACCTCAAACAGATTGGCGCGGGCACCGCCGCCGTTGAGTGACTTCTTAAAAGAAGATAAACTTCTAAATGGAATTGACATTGTATTTTCCTCCTGATGGTTTTATTAGTTTAAATCAAACAGATCCTGCAACTTCTTCAAAGGAAACTCCAGTTCGTGTTGCAACGAATGTGAGTGTTACATAGTTAATTGATTTGGCTGGCTTCAGGAAGATGTCAGCTCTAAACTCATTATTATCAATGATGTCTGGAGTGTTATTAGACTCATCACACTTAACCAGATAACCATAAAGACCTCTCTTGGCCTGAATGTCTCTGAGATAAGGTTCGACGATGTTTCTAAAGTTTGCTCTCGTGATTTCATCATTCAGTTCAAACAGAACGGTCTCTGCAGTTCTCTGAAGTGCTTGCTCAACGGTGAGGAACAAACGGCGAACGTTAATTCTATCAAACGCTGATGCGTAACCAAGAGCAGTCTTATCACCAAAGAGTAAGATACCGTATCCAGGCTTATTAACGATTGCGTTAATTCTCTTAGGATAAAGTCTATCTCTTTGTGCCTTATTTGGGTTGTATGCAAGTTTAATTGCATTGTTCAGAACACCTCTTTGCTGTCCAGCAGGAGAGAACCAAGGATACGCAAAGATTGAAGTTCTTACGCAAAGACCAGCAACGTCTGCATTACATGGGATGTAACGGAACTTGTTGTTAAATCTATCATAAGTGTACTTATAACCACTATCAAGAATAGCGTAAGAAGATGAAGAAATTGGAGAGAAGAACTCAACAATGTTGTCAGTAATTTGCTCCGTTGTCAGGTATCTTGCTACTGATGGTGCAGAAGGATCTGGATCAGAAACAACATCGTATCTGTGAGGAGAAATAACAGCAATACAATCCTTTCTAGCATTTGCCAGAGAAATCAGATAGTTTGCTTTTGCCTGAGACAGATACTTGGTATCAAGACCAGGACCCATGATTAAGTAATCAACTTCAACTTCTTCTTTGTTTTCAAAGAGTTGATAAGAAGTTGTCAAATCTCCAAGAGATGCTTTGAGACTTCCTGCCTTACCATTTTGACCAGCGAGGTAATCAGTACCACCAGCAAGTTCATAAGTAACATTACCCATCACGCTGAACTTAGCGTCCTGAACTGCCAGGTTCCAAAGACCATCTGCTGCTGTATCATTTACATTCCAGTCATCATAGATGGAAGATGTTCCATCAGTTTCGAAGAATGTTTGATAAACTCTTTCAGAGTTTCCATTGTCCGAAGGATTGTCTCCTGCATAAACATAAGCAGAGTACTGTGCAAGATACTCTTTCCACCAAATTCTCAGTGCTGGATTTACTGCAGAAATTGCATCAGTTGCTTTAGAGAGGAATAAGTGCTTCTCTAAGATGTTACCCTGAATTCCAGTGATGTCTCCAGTGTCATCGACTACGACAACATGAAGTGCATCATGTTTTGCATTTCTATCAATTGCATACTGAGTATCAGTTGGTTTTGGTGCAATTGATCTCCAAGAAATTGTTATATTATCAAGTGCCAAATTCTGACTATCATACCAATCAGAAACATCATCAGTGACTGTTGTAACTGATGTTAAAGCAACACCAGCAGAACTCATAAGTTGAACAGTATCTCCATCTCTGATGGAAGTTGCTCTATTCTTTTCATCATAAGAAATTGCAGTAACAGTATCGGTAGAAGTATCTACTCTCTCAACAATCTTAACGTCGATAGAATCTTCGCTTTGACCCGTTACAATACCTTTGAGGTATCCAGTAAAAGATGAAGTTGTTCCTGCTCCAGGGAGAACTGCGTCAGCAACTGCAACACTAACACCAAGACCAACTGCGGTTCCACCAGCACCAACTGCTTGAAGAACACTTGCTCCCAGTTTAATTGTTTGGTCTGCTTTGTCGTCAATGAAGCAAACTTTCAGACCATTTGACCAAGAACCAGGGTTCTTTGCTGCAAAAACATAGTTCTTGCTGTCGTCAGAATGGTTTGCGTTGTAGTCGTCAAAGTTCTTAATCTTAAGTGAAGCATTACCTACAACAGAAGAACCTTCTTGGTTGTCGCTGTAAACTCCATTTACACTAAATGTAAGGTCATAAGTTCCAGAACCTCCAAATGCAGTTCCGTCGATGATGATCTGTTCATCATCACCAAATCCAGTACCTCCATTAGTGACTGTGACTGCAACATCTGCAGTTGTGATGCCAGAAACTACAACTTGGAAAGTTGCATTTTCTCCAGAACCACCATAAGTTACTGATGCATCGCCGCTGGAAACTGAGTAAGTTGCTGAAGCAAAGTCTGATTGAGTTGTTCCAATTCCTACACCGTCAGCAGAAATAATTTCTCCACTGAGAACTCTCTTAGCATTAGCATTTACGAGGTCGTTTCCATCAGTTCTTACTACCTTCATTACTCCGCCATAGGAGAGGAAAGAAGAAGCACTCATCCAGTACTCATACTGACCATCTAAATTATTTGGTTTTCCAAATACATCAATTAACTGTTGCTCGGTAGAAATATTAATTGGTTCATCAACTGGTCCGATTGCAAATGGTCCAGCAATAGCACCGATGTTATCAAGTACATTATCAGATCTTCCTATTGTTAGGTCAACCTCCCTGGTTAATACACCAGGAGATAATTGAGGAGTCGCCATGTTTCTCTCCTTGTTGATCTCAGATTAACTAAATTTATTTATTAAAAATTACTATTTCAGGAGAGGAAACTGTGCGTGAACTACCAATCTGGATATTCCCAGTTAGAATTTAAAGATTTTTTCTTTGGTCTTAATTTTCTAGTCTCCATAATCCTACTTATAGTGCAATTTTTACATTCGTAAGAATATGAAGATGCATTGTAATTCTTCTTCTTAGTTCTATAAAATCCATCAATAAGATCTTTGGTTTCTCCACATACTCTACAAGTTCTTTCAGTGAGATAAAGATGCTCTAAGTTAAAATGATCATTTACATCCATCACAAATACTCCCACATGTGAGACATGTCTCCATACTCATCAGTAAACCATCTATCTCCATCTTTATCAACAAAACTAGTATCTCCTAAACCATCATCCATAAATCCAAATGGTGCCATGTCTTGCTCAATTTGATTTTTCTGCTCCTCATAAAGTCTCTTGCGAACATCTTGGTCAGTAAGTTCTTTAAAATAATCTTGAGCAACTAACCAAGCATAGATGACCAAACACATTGCCAAGTCATCATTACATCCTTCTTCTGCTTCAAAAGAATTATGCTTCTGAATAAAAGTGGTAAGTTCTGAGATAATTTCATAATCATTGAAGATAAGTTTATCTTCCTCAATCATCGTCTTGAGATTAAGAGATCCAACTTTCTTAACTGTTTTAGACATCTTGACTCCAAGTTGAGTTTTCTTTCCAGAAAAACCCTGCCCAACAATCTGACCAGCTCTACCTCTCATAGAGCACATAAGAAGGTTTTGATACTCCAAGTCATACTGAAGAATACTTGCTACTTGATCTCCAATGTCATTAACTTCACAAAGAATAAAAGCACTGTTATAACTTCTTGCCACCTCATAAATGATGTTTGGGAATAACATTGGTTTTATTTCATTATTCCTATACTTTGCAACTATTTTATGGGGAAATTCTGTGATGTCTACCACGACAAAAGCAGAATAGTCTTCACTAACTCCTCTTGCTACGTCAACAGTAATTGCATAATCGTGATTTTGTTTTGAGTCTTCATAAACATCTAAACCAGCATTACGTTTAATTGGATTATCGTAAATAAGACTTCTGAGTTTTGATGGTGCAATCAGAGTATCAACAGAACCTAAGAATTCACATTCAAACTCAACCTTAAACTGTGCTTCTGATGTGTTTGCAATCGTAGTCTCTTTCCATTTCTCATCACGTCCAGGAACTTCTGACCAATGAACGTCAGTTGGAACGTATTCATTCTTTCCCTTCTCTGCATCATGCCAGTACCTATAAAAATGGTTCATCCCGTGAGGGGTAGAAACCATAATTACTTTGGTGCTTTTACCAGAAGTAATAGTAGGATAAACAGATGCAAAGAACGAGTCAGCAATGTGATTTGGGACGAACGCG